GTAGCATCAATGCCAGTTAGTAAGCTGCCGTTGCCTAAAAAGTAATTGCCGGCTATGTTACCTGTGGTGGTTATATTGGATGTGGTGTTGATTGCGCTGATTACATTACCACTCAAACTCAACTGTCCAGTATTGACATTGGCACCGGTGATATTGCCTGTTACCGAAACAAACTGTTTGCTGGCAATAGTTTGGACTGTGCCGCCGGAGTCTTTGTAGAATAAATTGCCGTCTTGATAATTGATGGCCAACTCACCCAGGGCCAAATTGCCGCTAGCCGGCACAGCATTTGCTGTGCCCGAGCGTTTAATTAAAATTGTATTCGACATTTTATTTTTTTCCTAAATTTTTCAAAACTCACCACCAGTTACCACCTGGAAATCGTTAACGATCTTTACCCAACCTGTCCAAGTACCTGACCAATACGCACGATTCCACTGTATTTTTACATTTCCATCTTCTACCGTGCCCGGGAAAAACACCTGCTCAATTGCAGTATTTGTACTGTTTGACACTTGCAATAGTCCCACAAAAACCTGGCTATCCAACGGAGTACCGATGGTTCCTGACCAACTTGCTCTATTTACCGTATATACGCCCATTTGAATCAGCGTGTTCCAATTGTTTGTGTCGCCACCGCGATCTGCCATTACACTGCTCAGTGCCTGTCCATTGCCTACAAAATTACCAGCAACAACATTGCCAGCAACAGACAGAACATTGGTTGCAGAATTAAATGTAAATGTGTTGGCAGTTCCAACAACTCCGTTGTTGTTGAACAGTACTTCGGTGTTGGCACCCGAGACAGTCAAATTACCAGTAATATTGCCAATGAAATTGGCGGCCGTTACATTGCCTGCAACGCTTACTCCAGTTTGAGTAAAAACTGCTACATTACTAACATTGTTCACACTCACAGTAACATTGGCATTCTCTTCACCAATTCTTACATTACTATTGCCATTGATAATTGAACTACCGCCGCTTACTACAATACCTGTTAATTGACTACCGTTGCCGATAAAATAACTGCCAAATACATTACCACCAGTTATGACATTGGTGCCTGAAATGTTTGCGCGAACAGTCAATGCTGAATTCACATTGCCAGCAATGCTGAGATTGCCTGAAAGATTTACATTGGCACTGGTGATATTACCTGTGACCGAAACTGTATTGCCTGCATACAAAGCAGCAATAACATTAGCACCGGTGATATTGCCTGTTGCTGATACAGTTCCACCGGTTCTAATATTTCCGCCAGTGACATTAGCAGTTGTTACAACTGGTCCGGCCAAGCTGACCAAGTTGCCTGTGTAAGTTGGAAGATAAGCAGCTACGTTGGCATTTGAATAGTTGGTGTTGCCGCCACCACTAATACCTGTTAAAAATGCACCATTGCCATAGTAGTACCGAGCATGAACTTCGTCAAACTGTTTTGCACTGCTTCCTAAATCGTATACAGAATCTATACTAGGTATGATACTGCTGTTTGCTTGTATTGCTCCAATGCCATTTGCACTGATTATTAGATCCTGGTTAATAATTGTTGTGCTAATGACATTGTCTTTGAGGCTTATGGTTGTTCCAGGTATGCTGTTGGCACCTTGTGGGAATGGAGCGCCATTTGCATAATAATAATTGTCTGTATACAATGCTGTGGTAACAGTGTTGCCAGACACACTGACACTGGTAAAAGTTGGCGACCCACCATTGGTCACAACTGTTGCATTGTTAACAACTAAATTTCCACCGCTTATTGTGAGTGGAATTGATTTAAGATATAGTGTATTAGCTATCCAAGCAGTGTTCCATTGATTTCCAACATTGCCCAAACTGAAAACATTGCTTGCTGGCAAAATATTACTTTGAACATTGTTTAGATTAATATTACTTGCACCGCCAGCTATGCCAGTTAAAAAATATCCGTTGCCAAAGAAAAACTGCCCAGTAACATTACCAGTGGAAGTTATATTTCCGTTGACAGAAGCGGAGTTGCTTACAAGATACCTTGCATACAACGAATCAAAGTATCTGGTAGGACTGCCAAGATCATACACAGAATCAATACTGGGTACTGTGGTGCTAGATAATGTTACATTGCCAACACCGTTGCCGGCCAACACAAGATCAAGATTGGTTACGTCAGTGGTAATTTTATTGTTAGAAATTACTACTTGTGAATTTACAGGGCCAGCAGTCCAAACGTTGGCAAAATTGTTGTTTACAGCATTGAATGCATCGCGCAGAGATTCACCGGTACCGTCATTGGCAACTTGGCCTACATTGATTATTTGTTGTGGTTCACTCATGCTGAATCTTGATCCTATGGTATATTTACCGGAACCTAGACCTTGCCAAGATCAGGTCAAACGCCAAATTGGCTTTGAAATTCTGCTATGTTTAGACGCGAATGTCGAGGATGTTTGTGAAATTCTGGTACATCTGCTGTGACTGCGCCATGCACTCTAATAAAGTTTGTGTGCGGGTAATCTTGCATTATTTTGAGCAGCTGGCGTTCCCAATTTCCAGTATACGTCGGAGTCGAAGCACTGCGTTTGTAAAATTCAGAATCTGCATACACATTGTTGAATCTATCATTAATACCAGCCATGTCAAATCCCAAAAGATACACGGTTAAATGCTTGTCTACTGCTGCTATAGCCGCTGCCAATGGTCCAGAACTGTACCCCCAGTATGGGTCGGGCACACGGTGTGCGCCCAGACCTTCAAGTGGTTTTCTAGTGTAAAATTTATTTTTTAGTGGATATCCCGAGTGCTGTATTTGCTCACTAATTGGACGATCTGTAGCAATCAACACATCTGGTATAAAATCTCTGTATAAGGCGTTGCACCCATAGATTGTGCCGTGAGAGCGTAGATTTTCTAAATTTACGCCTTTGCGACTTACTCCGTTGCCCAATACAAATGCTGTGGTCATAAAAAATCCCCACAGTAATTATCTGCAGGGATCTCAGGGTTAAATCAATTAAGATACAACTTTGTTAATTTGTGCCAATTGCAATGAACCGTTTTGAGCCTCAACGCTGTTGATAATCTCTGCACCAGACCATGTAACTGTACCTTCGTCTGTGAAGAAGTTAGTAACATAGAAGTTTTCGCTACTTTGAATGTTAACACCAAGGTTGCTGTCAGCATAGGTGCCATAGGTCATGCCATTCCAATCACGCACCCATTTGTTGGTGATGTAACTGGCGTATACCGCAGCACTGTCGCCCACCGAATATGAAATACTCATATTGCCAGCTGTAGGTGAACTTGAGTTAGACAAAACGCACTGCCCAACTGCGTATGCTGTTCCTGTACCAGCACCTATGCCAGTAGCTGTAAAGATATCACCAGCTGCTGCTGTTATTTCACCGCCAATTAAATTCCATGAGGTATTACCCGGATCAACAATTTGATACGCTTGTCCTACAATAAAACTACCTGCTGAAATTTGAGAAGCTGTTGCTGCCACTAAAAACTTGTGACTGCCTTTCTGGCGAATAATTCTTCCGGCACCTGAACCAGTGTCTGTTCCATCAGCCAACAAAATGTTAACCAATGCAGCAATTTCTGGAAATGTTGCACTTGCTGTAGAAGTGGCTGGTGATCCACCAACCACACCCAAGAAGTCAGTAGCACTGAGTGTGTCTGCACTGTTGTATACTGGGTCAGTTAAACTACCAAAGTTAGGATAACCGGCACCTGTTATTGTAGACAACGCAGGTTGGTTGATTGATCCGTTAGCATTGATTGTGATACCGTTATTGGTACCTGTTTTTTGAATTTTTAGAGCTCTTCCCATTTGATTTCTCCTTATAGAAGCCCAATGCGGGTTCTAGCCGCTACGCAGGGGTGAACTGCATAAAACGCCAAATTGCGTTGACAAGTATTTAGCGAAAATGTAAAATGGAACCAACTGCACCTTAAATATAGCCATGGACACAAACACTCTCATCGCTCAAGGCAACGACCTTAGAGCACAACATCGACCTTTAGAAGCTCTCAAATGTTATGCTCAGGCATTTGTTGACGATCCTGACTCATCAGCGGCTTGGAACAACTATGGCAATGTCATGAGAGAATGCGGTCAACCTCAACGAGCAATTCCATTTTTACAACATGCCATTATATTAGAACCCACATCAGCCACAGCACAATTTAATCTTGCTGTGGCCTTATTGCAGATGGGCAATTATGAACATGGCTGGCGCCAGTACGAAACTCGCTGGAACTACGAGCACTTGGCAGGACAACTGCCCAAATACACACAGCCACGCTGGACTGGTCAAGATCTCAAAGACAAAACCATACTGGTAGAAGGCGAGCAAGGTCACGGAGACAACATCCAGTTTGTGAGATTTATTTACAATCTACACACAATGGGTGCGAAGATCAAACTCAAAGTAACAGACTCATTGATTCCGTTGTTTGCTGGAAGTCCTTTGCTGGAAGCCATTGGAAGATATACTGATGACCTTGGAGACTTTGATTACTGGACTCCTATCATGAGTATCCCGGGTATTCTAGGTGTAACACTAGAAAACTTACCACGGCCTGTAAACTATCTCAATGCTGACATGGGCAAACAACAAGAGTGGCTGCAACGCCTGGGTCCAAAGAATCGCATGCGTGTTGGGTTTTGCTGGAGTGGTAGAAAAGACAACTGGTTAAATGAACACAAAGGCATGCCGTTTCCTGTGATGCTAGACTTAATTAAGTCCAATCCACAGTATGAGTGGGTTAACTTGCAAATTGATGCTAATGCAGAAGAAGAAACTGAACTGGCTGCTGCTGGTGTAAGCAGATTTCCCGGTACCATACAAAATTTTGCAGACACTGCGGCCTTAATCATGGCCATGGACGTTGTGATTGGTGTTGATACGGCTGTAAGTCACTTGAGTGGTTCACTAGGTAGACCTACTTGGATCATGCTCAACTGGTTTGGTACAGATTGGCGCTACTTGTTAGGACGTGATGATTGCCCTTGGTATTCAACTGCACGACTATTCAGACAGCCTGCACAAGATGACTGGGCGTCAGTCACAAAGAAAATAGCTCAATATCTCAGTTGGTTTAAAGTTTAATCAACTTTTTTAAATCTGCTGACCAAGGCACGTTAAAAATGTGCATGCCACCGGCTGTGACTCTGTCAGGATGTAACAATGGCGTTACTGATGGTAATTTAGTCCAATGCACACCTGGCTTGTGATGATGCTCTTGATGCAGTCCTGAGTTAAAACAAAACGTATTGTACCACCAGTTGTATATTCCCACAGAGTCTTGTGTGGTGTCTCCTCTGCGATCATGGGCTCCCCAATGTTCTCCGTAATGCCAGGCAGCATTTAAAAACTGCATGACTGGGCACACTACAAAAAACCACCAAAGACCATATTCAAAGTTCAGCAACAACAAAAGCAATGTAAACGCTGCCAGGGTGCCTGCTTCTCTTTGCCAGTGTGCCAGTTTAACCAATGGCATTAATTTTATTTTGCCAGTCGCCCAGCCATACAAAAAGTTAGTTTTTACAGTCCAGCCCAAACAAAATTTCCAGGCGTTTTCGGCTTGACCGTCAGTTCCGTTGGCTAGTACGCTGATTATATCTTTACTCACCGGAGGATCGTTTACAAATTTGTGGTGAATCAAATGTGAATTTCTATACACTTGTACGGGAGTTGCACCTGCTACTGACAACACACATTCGTACACACGATTTAGTATTTTGCTGTTGAATGTTTCCCAATGTGAATGATGATGTACTGATGTATTATTACAACACAGTATTAACATCACATGCAGCGGTAACAGCAACACCCACCATACAACATCTGGATTAGAGATTGCAAAAATCATTGGCACTGCCACAGTTACTAACGTTTGAACTAACAAAAATATATCTCTAACAGAGTGTCTGAATACTCGCATGCAAATACTTAGCCAACAAAAAACCTGCCAAAGCAGGTTCTTTGCCTTCCCATCCCTGGGTTGGTTCTCTGATTAGGAGAATGACAAGTTAGATACTGCGATCTCACCAACATAGTCACCGGCGTTACCGAATGACGATGCAGTGTTGGTCAACTCAATGTAACCATAACGTGTCATGAATGACACCACTGGTTCAAAGGTTGATGGATCCAACACAACACCACTGCTCATCAACGGAATGTATGGGCAGTAGAATGCAGGAGCATCAGCTTCTGAAGAGCCTTTGTAGCCAACCAGAACTGGAGTTGTGTCAGCAGCGTAGCTGTCAACAAACACACGCATAGAACCGTTCAGGGTACCAACAAACTTGGTGTTTGTAGGTGCTTCAAAGGTGCCTTCTGTGGTACGAGCAAAAGCTGAAGTTGTTGCACTTTGCAACACTGTCAGAGCAGCTGAACTCACAACAGCGTAGTTACCAGCGCCACGACGAGTACGTTGGGCGATCAAGTTAGCAACACGGTTGATCAACACTGCCAAAGCGGCGTGTTCGTCACCAACGAATGTAGCTGTACCTGAAACGGTAGCTTGGTTGTATGTGAACTCAGTAGAAGCCAATGAGCGCAAGCTCAAAAGAATCTCTTGGTCAATTTCAGCGGTAATCTCTTGAGCCAGAGCAGCCATGATTTCTGCTTCAACGTCAATACCATGCATGGCTTGTGCGTCTTGTGCAGATTCAAAAGTCCAGCGAGCTTGCAGCTTGCGGGTCTTGGCTTCAACAGCTTGTTTCAAGATTTGAACGCTGATTTGCTTACCGCCAGTACCTTCCATGGTAGCTGTGTTTCCACCAGTGTAAGCATTGGTAGAAGTAGTACCTTGAGGAACTGTAGAGTATGCAGTAGCAATTGTAAAGGGTGACAATGCTTCTTGGCCGGCTGTAACAGAAGTTGCAGCAGCAGAAGTATCAGTCAAACTTTGTGCGTAACGAACACGCAGAGTGTGGATCTGACCAACAGGGCCGGTCATTGGCTGAACACCAACCAACTCGTTAGCAATAACAGTTGGCATCACACGACGGATAACTGGCAGAATCACACGGTTAAGTGTGGCAATGTTGCCAGAAGAGGTTGATCCAGCACTTGCGTTCTCTTTCAAGTAACGCTTGGTGTTTTCCAGGATAACACTCATGGAATTGCGCTTGGTGCCGTTCAGACCTTCAAGCAGAGCTTCTTTGGTCTCGCCCCAGCGACTTTCTAAAAGTTCTTGTGACATTTAAGTCTCCTAAATTTTTATTATCACAGTCCAGCCAGTCTCTTGAGGTCAATCACATTGCTGCGATCATCATCAGATTCTGACTTTTGTGGAACTGTCTTATCACCGGTAACTGCGGATACTTGTTCAGAAATCACCTTGCGGGCTTTAGCTGATCGGTCTTCCAACACTGCTGGTAGATACTTTTCGAATGCGTTTTTCAAACGGTTAGTTTGGACGCTTTCAAGCAAATTACGCATGACTTCTTGCTTTTCCTTGTTTAAGGGACGTAGCAATTCATCCATTGTGCTTTGACGCTCATTGGATTCTTTAATCATACGCAGTTCGCGCTCTTTATTCTCAACCAAGACTTTGGCTTTCATGGTGAGACGAATTGCCTCGGACAATTTCTTGTCTTTGTGCGCAATTGTGTCATGCAACTTACGAACTTCGGCTTTCTCATTCAAGTGAGTAGCGCCAAATTCAGTGGCATACGCTTCAAAGATACGACGACCAAAATTGTTCTCGCGAGCAACCTGGATGTCTTCTTGCAACTGGTTCAGTTCAGCCTTCAAATGACGGCTAACAGCAGAACTCATTTTTTGTGCAGATTCTTTGATGAATCGTGACTTGAGTCCTTCTAGCTTTTCACGAGCCTCACGCACCAGACGCACTTTTGTCTCTACGACATCACGTTTGTCTTTTGCGAATTCTGTGATTTCTCTAGCCAGAGCCTGCACAACGAAGTTTTCAAGTTTATTGACACCTTCGGCGTGCATTTTACGGTCTTTACGCAGTTCAGAAATTTCTTCAGAAAGTTTGGTAACTAAAAAGCTGTTAAACTTTGTAGCTGACTCTTTCATCTTGTGTTGAAACTTCACACGGTCTTCAGCCAGGTTACGCTTTTCAGCAGCAACGTTAGCCAGTTCTCCTGCGAGACCTTCTGTTACCATCTTATCTAGGGCTTCTACCATCACTGACTTGTCGTGCTCATAGCGTTGTGCAAACTCCTCACGAAGTTCAGCACGAACTAATTCACGAGCTTCTGTCAGTTTAGATTCCCAAGCTTCGTTGAGTTCCTTACTGACATCTTCGTTAATTAATCCGCTATCTAGCAATGGTTTAATAGCATCAAACATGCCTCATTCTCCTTAGATTTTAAGTTCTCGGATGAGGCGTTTAACCTCACTTGCGAGATACTTCTTCACTTTGTCGTCCTGACCAGACTCTCTAGCCATCTCTAAGATCTTATGACCGTTTCTCATATTCATGAGACCTTCATAGATTGCTGTAGGATACGCATTAGGAGCACTGGGTTGGGCAACCACATCTATAGTGACGATTTCAAAGTCACTTACATGTCCTGTTCTGTCATCAACATTACCTGATCCACGACTGCTAACACCCAGCTTCACGCCAGATGTCAACAGAGTCTTTATCAATTCACCCATCGGGGTTGGCAGAATTTTCAACTTGCCGCAACCAGCATGTCCGTCCATCCACATGCCTTCAACTGTGTGGCACACACGATCTAAGTTAATCTTGAGATCGTCTGGATGGTCCACTTCACCTAAAACGGAGTTACCGTTACGGATCTGTTCGTTGATGGTTTCTACTGCCTTGATAATTTCGTGTCGAGGATAGATACGCTCATTTGCATTCTTCTTGTCGCCTTCAATACAAATGCCTTTGAGATAGAGGTGCTTTTTGCCGCCAACATCAGCTTCTTCCAAAACTTGGATGTTGGCTTGGCTAAAAGTAAGATCTTCTCTTAGGTATCTAGATGACATCTAATTAACCCTTACGACCGCTTGGTAGTGGGCTCTTGTTGTTTTGACCTTCGCTGCCGGCGCCCATTTTAGGCTTTGGTGCGGGTCCAGGTTTGCCATAGTGTCCATTACCTTGGTAACCCGGCTGCTCTTTGACTTGATTGCTGTAAGCACCGGCTGCATCATGTTTGCCACCGCCGTCTGTGCCAGTGTGAACAGGCTTGCTGGCCATACCAGTTGCACCTGAGTTAAATGCTACAGGACCTGCTTTGCCGTTGCCTTGTTCAGCAGTAACTGGCTTTGGGGCTGCTTTCAAGCTGATGGCTTCCATCATGCCTGGTGTCATTTCTTCTGTGTCGTCCATCTCGATAGCGTCGCCGCCTTCTTCTGGACCAAAACCGTCACCGTCGCCCATGTCGCCACCCATGTCGTCACCGCCCATGGCAGCTTCAAACTCGGCCATCAACTGGTCCAGTTTGTCTTCTAAATTCATAATGTCGTCTTTGGTAGCAGCTTCGTCGCTACCACCTTCGTCGCTCCCAAACTCATCGTGATCAGCTTCTAAATCACCAGTTAGGTCAGCACCAGCTTCTTCAGCTTCGTCGTCAAATTCAGCATCAGCGTCATCTTCGCTTTCCATGCTCATTTCTTCTTCAGTTTCAACGTTGTCGATAAGGTCATCAGCAGCGTCGCCGCCCATCATGCCTTCGTCAAGGTCGTCTTCTTCAGCTTCGTCTAATTCTTCTTCGGCTTCTTCGGCCATTAAGTTTTCATAGATTTGGCGGCTTTTTTCCACAACAATGTCGTGGAAAAGTTCGCGGGCCTTTGCATCTTCGTCGTTGATCACATATTCGATCAATTGTTCAAAACGGTTCATATTGGGTAAACTCCTATAGGTAAAGTGTGCTGTTATTTAATATAACAGTCAAAAACTATAGTGTTTACCCCTCAAAACGGCTGTTTTTTCTTGCCGACTGATTAGGCTAAGGGTTGTGCTGGGGGTTGATACTGTTTGCGTATCAGTTTGAGTTTGTCTTTAAATTCTACAGAACGAATGTCGTTCATCTTGCGCAGTTTGTTTAGCTGGCGCAAGGTAAGACGAGTTTTACGCAAGTCGCTGAGTTGCAGCTGACTGTTGTCCTGGCTAAGACTTTGATAAGCCTCGGGCTGTTGATTGTAGATTTCTGTCAGTAGCATGTTGTTATTTATAACGTTCCAGGTGCTCCGGGGCCGGCTGCTGGAGGCGCTGCTCCAGGTCCTGTCATGCCTTCTGCGCCTGGTTGATTCATAGCAGCCATTTCTTCACCAGTGGTTATGTCAGCTTCCATGCCCCCTGGCGTTACACCCACAGCTCGCAAGTCGCTGCCAGCCACAGGAGGTGCGTCAACGTCATCATGTTCTTCACGCCACAACTCTTCGTTCTTTTGAATTTCGTCTTCGGTCAATCCCAAGAAACGTTCCAACATAAAACGCTTGCTCATGTAAGGCAACTGCTCTAACGCTGTAAAAGACGTTATTCTGGTGTTATCCAGTTCTGATTGTCGATAACTTGCAAAGTTTTGTGGTGCATTGAATTTGATGTTAAACAGGCTAGAGTCAATGTTAAACCCACGCCACTTCAAGAACATCTTGAATTCGTCGTCTAATTTCTGCACAATTAACGCTTGCAATCGCTCGCAATACTGGTTGAATCTGTACTCTTGAATAAGGGCTGTGCCTACTTTTCCGTCACTTGTCACACGGTCTGAATCGTCTGGGCCAGTGGGCAAATAGCTAGATGGCACACGCAGGCCACGGGCCATTTTGTTGTTGAAATACTTTAAGTCGTCAATTTCGCCTAAGTTCTGACCGCCGGGCAATGTTTCAACTGACGATCCTCGACCGTCTTGACCTTGTGGAAAGAAGTAGTCTTCACCTACTGAAAGTGGGTTGTAAGACGCATCCATCATGTTGTTTCCACCACCTGTTACTGTAGGGATTCTGCGCTGATGCATTTCGTTTTTCACTCGCTCTACAAACTGCATGGCCAAGTGCGACGGCATGTTGCCCACGTCAATTTTGAAGATTCGTCGTTCTGGAGCACGTTGCACACGATAGATCAAGATTGAGTCTTCTAGCAATTGCTTTTGTTTGAACACCATGTAAATGTTTTCCAGAATACTTTTACCAAATGGCCAAAATGTGTCTAGGCCTTCGTTCAGGCTCATATGCACCACATGTTTGGCGTCTAAGCAAACTTCATTCATGGCTGTCATAAAGCGGCTATTGCCCACACCGCCACCTGTGCCGCCGTTGGGCATGGTGTAGTTAGAGCTGCCAGAAATTGATCCAGTAACTGGGTTGGTCATGTAGTCTGTGGTGGTTTTTGCTGCCACAGTCATATTTTGGAAGTTGGGATTGATATCACGAATCACATATTGTTCAGGACGTTTGCCTTCTGACTCATTCACAATCACACGGGCCAACTTGCTCATGTCTACCCACATCATTTCAAATGTTTCTGGATCACGCACAAAGATTTGATCGCCATACTTGATGGTGTTGCGGAACAGTTTGAATATGCGCTGGTCCAGTTTGTTTAGCTTGACCCACTGCTTCATCTGCTTGCGGATGATTTCAATTTCGTGATCAGTGGGCTTGTCTTGATAGTCAATGTCAAACGGCGTGCCGTTTTGTTCGTTTAACTGTGTGGAGAACTCTGCAATAATGTCCAAACAGGCGTTGATTTCCGAGTCCATGTCCATGTTCTCATACTGGTTGTAACGCTCAATTCTGTTGGGGTGGCCAGAGTAAACTTCAGGCAGTCTACTGGCATAGTTGCGAAATCCAAACTCATTAGTATTGCCCATTCCGCCATCGTTCTTGCCGTATCCCGGAAACCCAAACTGGTTGGTGCCCGAAATTGGACTCATTACTCCAGACGTGTCTGCTACTTTGAAATATTTTTTCCAGCCGGGTTTGTTTTGTTCTGCCATGGTTGTTTATTTACCGTTAGTTCTGTGCATACGACAGCATCTTGGCGCTTGAGTCACTGGTGGCTTTGCTGATTCTAGCAATTTCAGACAGTGTGCTATGGCTGCGTTCCATCACAGCATTGAGATTGTTCAATGCACCCATTAGGTCATTCATTGGTGTAATACTAGCTGGACCAGATATCAATTCTGGTTTGCCGCCTTCGCCTGCAATGCCCACTTTGCCTGCACCCAGCATTCCACCTTCTTCAAACCCGGGAATTTGTGCATGGAAATGCCCTGCTGTGGATTTTGAACTGGGATTGTTGTATTCATCAATGGCCAAACTGGCGCCTAGGCCTTTGAGCCAATCAGTAATAGATTTGCCTTCTTCCTTGCTAGGTGGTTGCGCCACAGTAAAGTCTAGTGCCAGGCCTTTAGCATGCTGACTACCGGGTGCTGTCTCTTGATGGAACTTGTCGTTGAATGCGCTGAAATACCCAAATCCCGGCACACCCCCTTGTATCTGACGAGCCAGTTCAATCAATCTAGGACTAATGCCTGCACCTTCTGCTTGCACATCGCCAGTTTTGATATTCAATCCCATCTTAGACAAGTCGTCTTGCTTGGTAGTTTGCAGTCCTTGCCCGCCACCCATGCCTGCAATCCCAGGCATGCTGGGTAATTTCAGACCGCTACCGCCGCCACCTTGTTGCCCACCACTAGATCCTTCGGTAAGTTGATAGTTTATTGCTTCCAGTTGATCTTTTTCAAACTTGGTTTTGGTCTCAATGAATCCTTTGTAAAAAATACTGTAGTCTTGAGCACGTTTGAGATCTATTTTGGTAATACTGTCTAGTTCTTTACTGCTAACAACAATGTCGTTGATAGACTTGTTAATTTTAGCAGTTTGAGTTTTTAGTTCTTCACTGTGATCTTTTGCGCGGTCAGCATCAATGTCTGAAATTTTTTGTCTTGATTTGATATCCAAAACAATTTGATCAACAATTTTTTCAATTGCGGCGCTTTGTTTCAGTGCTGCTCCGCTGGTTCCTTGCAGCTGACCAGTGGGTACAATGTCGCCGGCCAGGCTTGGAACAAACAATTCTGGGCCTTCTTCGCCTACTAGATAAGGTGTTTTAGCTGAAACTGGGCCACCAGCAGCTTTGGGTTGCACCGGAATACCTTCTTTTTGTTTTGCTAAAAAGGCTTTATCTCTTTCACTTATTTCTACTTCTGCTTCATTTTTTCTGCCAAACATAGCTGCAAGTTGTTGCATACCACTTTTGTCTTGTGCTGATGCATCCGCGCCTCTTCCTAATGCTCCACCTCCAAGATATCCAAGAAGTGCTCCGACAAGGCCACCGCCAACGGCGCCAACGGCCGTACCCACACCGGGCATAAGCGCAGTTCCAATTCCTGTGCCAAGAGCTGCCCCTCCTTTCATGCCAGCGTAGGCTCCGCCAATTTCACCTACAGTTTCTCCCAATTCAGCTTTGCCAGAGGCTTTAACTTTAGCATCTGTGCCATCGGCTTCAAATATATCAAAAATCCCGCCAGTAACTTTTGTTATAAATTTAGCTAGGCCTTCTATTGCTCTTACCAATGCTGGCAGCACATGGTCTTTCATTAACTCGCCTATTTTTGTTACCATAGGACCTAATGCTTCAAACAATTTTTCAAATGCTGGCGATAATTTATCCATTACATCTTCGGCAAGTTTGCCAGTAGCTTCTACTAATTTTCTATTTGCTTCAGCAGCAGCAGCAGTTTTTTCAACGTATGCAGGCATTAACTTGTTGAGTTCTTCTTGTAACTTCAGTTGAGTTTCTCTAGTTGCATTTTCAGCCTGGGCCATTGTCGTGGTTGTTTTGTCACGCTTTTCTGCATCTTTGACTGCTTGCTCATAATTTGCATTGAGATCGTTGCTGGCAGCTTGTTGCATTTTGTACAACATCTGAACGCTGCCTACAGTAGAACTTAGATTCCCCATCAAAGCCTGACCTTCAAACTGTTCCGCAGTTTGCCCATAAGCTACAGCCAGTTCCTGGGCGGCTGCTACAGCATCCTTTTGAGATTTAATTTGCCCGGACATGAACCGATTGCTTACTTCTGTGATCTTACCACCGGTGGCCATGTATGCTTGTTGAGCATCTTCACTTGAGCCAATGAATCCCGAAAGACTGTCCGCAAATTGCCGTCCAGCTTTGGGATCAATAGCATATAACATGGCGTGAGTGTTCTTGGCTGCTTCTGCGGCTTCCTTACCTTGTTCGCGCTGTATTTTTGCTATAGATGCTGCAAACTGTTCTCGGCTCATGGCTTCATCAAGAGCTTTTTGTTGTTCTTGACGATTCATGCCAGTAATGCGTGTTAGTTCATCAGTTTCTTTGATGTACTTCATCACAGCAGTACTGCTGGTGTCCATTTGAGTTTTGGTGCCCATGGTCAACAAGCGTTGTTGCTTGATGTAACCCATTGTGGCTTCGGCTTGCGCAGTTCTATCCAGGCCCATCAGCTCCAGCTGCACACGCTGTTCTCTGGTCAACGACCCCATGGTATCCTCAAAGGCCTTGCGACCTTTGAGAACTGAACCTCCAAACAATGCTAAATCTTTGGAATTTTCATTTACAAGTTTGAGATACTCACCAAATTTTTCTGTGCCTAACCCAACTTTTTGCAAGCCGTCAAAAACATCCTGCATGCCACCAGCACCAGTGGCACCAATTTTGGCCATGTCTTGATAGGCTTTAAAAACTTGATCAGTATGTCTTGCTACTTCAGCACCAGCTTCTAGTAGTTTACCGGTTAGCAATCCTAGGCCAGCAACTAACGCTTTGACTACTGGTCCACCAGGAACCAGAATTGCCAAAAATGCACCTGCATATTTGGCAGCTTCGGCCATTTTTTCTATACTGGCAGCAGCGGCCTGGTTGGCACTGGCACCTTTGTAAACTTCTTTGTTGTAGGTAACAAATGCATCAACCACTGCGCCGGTCGCGCCGGTCGCAGCGTCCATTTTGGATTTGAATCGAGAGGCAGCTTCGCTTGCTCCTTTTTCTTCTTGCGCAAGTCTTTTAGTTTCAGCAGACGCAGCAGCAGCGGCCTCAGACTGAAATCTTGTGAAATCAGTAAGTTCACGAGTGGCATCGGCAAGTCGTCTTAATTCTTCTTCGGTCATGGTTTATTACCTATAAGTAGAAGTATATTTATAGGTAAAAAAATGACCCAATCTTTGAATCCGCTACGAGCGTTTTTCCGTCAACCTGCCATTTACGTTCGCTTGCCCAGTGATGGACAATTTTGGCCGCCAGGCAGCATAGACATGCCAGTCAATCGAGAACTGCCAATTCTGCCCATGACTGCTATGGACGAAATTACCTATCGCACTCCTGATGCACTGTTCAACGGAGCAGCCATTGTGAGTGTGGTACAAAGTTGCATACCCAGCATTAAAAATGCCTGGCACATGCCCAACTGCGATCTCAACACTATTCTTACAGCTATTCGTATTGCTAGTTATGGACCAATGATGGCAGTTGACACAACTTGTGAAAATTGTTCCACAGAAAATAATTTTGAACTTGATCTAAAAAATCTATTAGATACGTTGGATACACCAGACTTTTCAGAATCTGTCAAGCACGGTGATCTTGAAATTTACTTCCAGTCTGTTGCGTACGAAAAGCAAACTGAAATCAACCTGTTGCAATTTGAACAACAACGTGTGCTGGCACAGTTGCCAAATTCAGATCTAACTGAAGAACAAAAAACCAAAATGCTAAACGATGCTATTCAACAGATTACCAAGATCACAGTGAAAGCCATCAGAAGTAGTATTGTTGGTATCAAGACCCCGCAAGCTCTAGTGTCTGAACCAGATTTTATTGAAGATTTTTTAATGAATTGTGACCGTCAACTTTACGGTGAGATTAGAGATCATGCAATTAAAATTCGTACCTATGACGAGTTTAAGCCAATAAAAATGACCTGTTCCAATTGCAAACATGAATACGAACAAAACTTTACTTTGGATACAGCAAATTTTTTCGGCGCCGCCTCCTAACCGCAAGCGCAGAACAAATCAATGAGATGATTGAGGGCATGGAAAAGGAGGCCAATTCAATTCGAGAAGAAGGATTCAAATTGGCCTGGCACATGCGTGGCGGCATCACTTACGAACAAGTATTACAACTCAGCAGCAACGAACGTGCAATGATTGCTGCATTGGCCAAAGAAAATATTGAAACTACCAAGAAAACAAACTTGCCGTTCTTCTAATGGATATTGAAACAGTCACTCAAGATATAGAAAACTGGATTGTGAACTTTGTAGAAGTTCCGCATCCTGCTCTTGGCGGCTGGGCACCGTGTCCATACGCACGCTCAGCACGCATGAAGAAAAGTTACGATGTGCGAATAGGCGTAGATCCCTACTTTGATTTGAAGAATCAAGCACGTTGGGGCATGGGCGATCGTGAAGTCATAATCTATGTGTACAATCCTGTGGCTTGGCCATATGAAATATTCAGCGGCAGTTTAAAAAATGCCAATCACGAACATCTCCTAAAAGCAGATATTATTGCACTCGAAGATCATCCTACAGATCAAGAAATAGTTAACGGTGTGTGCATGAACCAAGGCAAATATGCTCTAGCTCTAGTGCAAAGTCTTAGCGATCTAAACACCAAAGCAACAGTTATGGCTGAAAAAGGATTCTATCACAACTGGCCAGAAGAGTATCTTACTGGGTTATTCCAACATCGCAAGGATCCAAGATGAGTTATCAGTTTGCCAGAATTGATCTAGCAAAAACAAACTATACACCAAGTGTAAAGTGGAAGTACTTGCGTGACCCTGATATCAAACAGTTGAATTCTATCTATAGAGACTACTGCAAATACAAACATTTTGCAAGTGTGATGCCTATATTTGACAGTCGATACACAGATCCAATGACTGATGTGATTGGATATTATGATCAAGATCGGCTGGTTGCATTTAGTCTAATCCGACGCTACGACGATCATAACGCACTGTGCGATCAATTTGCATGGAACTACAACAAGCCCAAGATGAGATTGGGCATTGAAACAATGAAAACAGAGTGTGCTATCTACAAGGAACGTGGATTCCAATACTTGTACCTTGAACAAGCACACTTATACAAATCTAGCATGGCGGGATTTGAAATACTAGGACCACTGGAGTAAACATGGCAGACTTATATACAATTTGGGCAGATAAAGAAGGTGACATCTCGGACCTTGATTGGGTTAACGGAATGAAAAGTTTCTTTGATCATTTGGTTTCAGAAGATCGAATGATGGACTACAGAATCACTCGTTGCAAGATGGGATTCCGTTCAATCGCAGACATGCCTGAATGGATGATTATCATGGAGTTTCGAGACATGGCGCAAATGGACTCAGCATTCAAACGAGTTGCACCACTCAAAGGCGAACTCGAAGAGAAACACAAGTCATTCAATCAGTTTGTTTCAGGTACAATACAACATGCACTGTTTAGAGATTGGCCAGATACTAACTTAGATGATTAAAGACTTGCTACGCAAGTCTGTTGTTTTCGCTATCGCTCAACAACTAACTGTTTCTTGAATTAGTATCATCCAGATTAACTGGTCATAATTCACCGTATGCACGGTGAAC